ATGGCGCGCGAGTCGGTGACACTGAAAGATTTGGACGATCGCGGGCAGCATATCAGCGCCCGGTGCGATGCGTGCCACCATGTCGCGATCGTCGATACGATCATCTGGGAGATTTTCGCTGCGCGCGGCCTCGACATGACGCTGGTCGGCGCCGCTGCGCGCTTTCGCTGCACTGCATGCGGGGTGCGCGGCCGCGCAACGCTGACGCCCTGTGAGCGTCCTCCGCAGCCGCATAGGACGGGCACCGACATTGTCGCTGCGATCTACTTCGGGGCGCGATCGAGGGCGAGAAGGGCACGCAAGGGGCCGCCGCCCGATCCGCTGTTTCCATCGCACCGCGTGCGGTGGTGGCCGAAGCGGTGATCATGGCCCGAGTCTTGCCGCTCGGACGCGTTCGTGTCATCCAGCGCGGCGGGAGGGCGTTTATATGTCGATGATCCTTGCGATAATGCTCCAGCTGCCGACGATCGAGCAGATGGAGACTAAGGCGACCTGGACGGATCAGGACCGCAAAGCGGCGCTGGAGTGGGCAAAGGTGCGGGCCACATTGTGGAGCGCGTGCATTGCCGCCTCGCGCAAGCAGATGACCAAGCTGCGCGAGCCCCCGGAAACGATCGCAACTGGCGTGCTGGGCAGTTGCCTGCCGCAACAGAAGGCCGCGCACCGCGCAATCGTCGTGTCTTTTCGAGGAGTTCAAGAGCCGAGCGAGCGTGAGCGCACAGCCGACGACATCGTCGAGGGGTGGCGCAAGGACGTTCGCGAGGCCGTTATCGGCGAAGTGCTGGCGGCACGCTCATCGGCGGCCAAGCCATAGGCGCCGCGCGAAAAAGACCACGCGCTGCAGGCCATCGAAAGGGCTCGCCGGGCCCGCGGCGATCAGGCTCGCCAGCTCCGTGACGAAATATACAATCTGTTAATTACCCAATCTGTCAAGTTGGGTAGGATCGGCGGATTTCCGCCGATCAAGACAAAATGCCCGCGCAGCGCGCCGACAGGCGCGCGGTGCGCGCGGGCTCTATTTCGCGTCCTCCGGACGCTCCATCTTCTGCTCCCATTTTGCCCCGACCCGTAGATGGCAATCAAGTTTCAGGGACGATTTTGACGGGCGAAACCAGCCGTTTGAGTGTTCCGCCAGTTCCGAAGCGTTCCGGCGCAACGTAACGCATTATGCACAGCATTTCAGTATCTTAGCGCCCGCGTTCCAATGTTCTGGCCCTTGGCGCTTCTTCTCGATGATGCGCATATGTGCGCGCAATCCTCACACGCGCGAGAAGTGCAGAACATCAGAACATGCACCCTAATTCTTTGATATAGCGCGATAATGTAGTTCCAATTTCTGTTCCGAGTAGGGAACATTTGGAACATTGGGAAGAGCCCTTGCGCCGAGAATTAACCATGTGTTAGTTCCGCCAGCCATGTCGCGAGGCTCGATCATCGCCAGCAATAAAATATGGGCCGGATATTCGGCCTTCCCGTCTCGACGGGTGTTGCGGGGGCGTGTGGGCGGCGATCCTGGGGAAATTCGCGCGGCGCAGCTGGCCGGCCCGGACGGGGCGGCCGCCGACGGTGCCAACGACGGGCGCCGGGCGGATCGGCGGCGGGGCTTCGGCCTCGCCGTCGCAACCCACGCTTTTCTGCGGGTTTCAGGGTGCGCGCGGATCGCAAGTCGCAACGGGGCAAGTCGCAACGCCGCTGAAACTCACGCTTTTCCGCCAGTTTTTGGGTGCCGGTCGTCTAATCGTCAATTAGCTGCGCGCGCTGATCGGGCCGACGCCCCCCGGGTGGCCGATCTGCGCGGCGGGCGGCCGAAGGGGGCGTTCCCCCTTTCGCCGACGCGACTCCAACCCACTCCCCGTCGCGCTCGCGCCGACCGGATTTTCGGCGAAATCGCCCTGTCGCCGATTGGTGGCCCGACTGCCCCCGGTTTTCGGGCGCAAACGTCGCGAACGCAATTCGGGTCCGGGTGGGGGATGCACGACCTTTGCGAAAATTCAGCGCGCGCGGCGCGCCAAGGCGAGGTGCCAGCGGGTCGGGGTGGATTGGTGCATCAACTGCTTTCCGACGGTGCCAAGGGGGCGACGCTATGCGCGTCGGGGAATCGTGTCAACTAGCGGGTCGGCCCTTGCCGCCGCGGTGACGGATGCCGTTCACGAACAGGCGATCGGGCATGGCCTGTTCGGCAGCGAAACGAGCGCCGAGCAGCTCGACCTGCTGCGCGACGAAGACGGTCGCCTGCCCGGGAACGTGTTTCAGCAGGTGCGCCAGCGCGGGCGCGGGCGCCCGCCGGGTTCGCCGAACAAGGTCAACCGCAAGATCGCGCAACTGGTTGTCCAGAAACATGGCGACCCCGTGCTGGAAATGGCCAGCATCGGCTTCATGCCGCTCGACCAGGCCGTCGAGGCCATGGTTGCCGCGACCGGGCATAGCGCGATGGAGGCCAAGCTGATGGAGCTGGTCGACATCACGATCCGGCGCGTGACCGAGTTGAGAATGTCCGCCAGCGATGCCGAGCGCGACAGCCTGCAAGAGCTGGTCGACAGCGTGCTGCAAGCCGCGCGCCGTTTCGCGCTGAAACCGGGCGACCTTGCCGAAGCGGCGTGGCGGCTCAAACTGTCGGCGCTCAAGGAAGTGGCCCCCTATGTCCATGGCAAGCAGCCGGTTGCGATCGACGTGACCGGCAAGGCCGATGTGATCCTGAATATCCCGGGCCTGACCGACCCGTCGCACCTTGCCGAGTTGGTCGGCCAAGGCGGGCTGAGCGCCGAAGCGCTCGAAAACCTCGAGCTGGCACAATTCACCGAAGTCGAGGCCGACGATGAAGATTAAGAGCGCGCTCTTCGCGCTCACCGCGCTGGTGTCGGGCGGGAACCCGATCAACCTGTCGACGCTCGACGCCGCGGCGCGCGAAATCGTCGCCGCGCGCCCGCTGCGCGACCTGCCCGAAGAGTCACGCACGGTCGAACAGCAGCGGGCGGTCGAGGACAGCGACCGGATCATCGAGCGGCTGAGCGAGCTGGGGCTCGACCAGATTGCGCCCGATGCGTTCGGCCGCTTCGGCGACCTGCTGGCGGCGTCGCAGGGCCTTACGATGAAGTTCGTCGGGCCGATCGCCCACGAATTTCGCATCGACAAGTCGGCGATCAGCACGATCATGGGGCCTTACGGCTCGGCGAAGACGACGACCTGTTTTCAGAAAATCATCAATTCGATCCTGTGGCAGCCGAAGGGTCCCGATGGCGTGCGCCGCGCGCGCTGGTGCGTCGTCCGCGATACCTATGGCCATCTCGAAACCAACGTTATGGCCGACTGGTTCATGTGGTTTCCGAAGACCGACAAGAATTACAATCTTCGTACCAACACGCACAAGCTACAGTTCGATATCCCGCTTCCAAACGGGCAAGTCGAAAAGCTGTATCTTGAAATGATATTTCGCGCCGTCGGCGACCAGTCGGCGGAAGAATTGTTCAAGGGCCTGAATATCACGGGCCTGTGGCTCAACGAAATGGACACGCTTCATTTCGATGTATTCAAATATGGCTTCCCCCGTGTCGGCCGCTATCGCCCGCCGGGCACCCCGATCGGCGGATGGTCGGGGATGATCGGCGACATGAACGCGCCGGCAGAAGACAACTGGACCTATAATTTCAACGTCAACCGCGACATCGGCCTGTCGACCGCCGAGATGGCGGCGTATCAGTCGCAGTTCGGCCCGAATTTCAAGGTCAGCTTTCACGTCCAGCCCGGCGGCCTGTCGGCGGGCGCGGAAAACCTCGCCAACCTGCCGCGCGGATATTATGAGCGCCTGCAAATCGGCATGTCGGAAAACGACAAGCGCCGTTTCATCCACAACAAGTTCGGCGCCGTGCGCAACGGCAACCCCGTCTATGGGCTGTACGACGACAAGGTTCATTGCGTGCCCGGGCTCGCGGTCGACCCTCGCCATGATGTGCATATCGCGCTCGACGGCGGATCGACCCCGGCGGCGCTGTTCGGCCAGAAAGTCGACAGCGGGCAAATCCGCATGGTCGACGAAGTCGTCGTCTTCGAGCCGGGCAAGGACAAGCAGCTCCAGAGCTTTGGCGCGATGGAGTTCGGGCAGACGTGCGGCCGATACTGGAACGAGAATTTCAAGGGATGCCGCCTGGGCGATGTGCATTGGGCCGACCCGTCCTGCTGGTACGGCGACAGCACGAAAAACAAGGAAGACCGCGCGTGGATCCACAAGTTCGTCGCGGGCTTCAACGAGGTCGCTCTCGGCGTCAAAATCCGCTTCAAGGCGCCGTGCACCGATAACCTGCTGACCCCCCGTCTTGAGGCGGTCAACAAGGTGTTGAAAGGCCGGATCGGGACCGAACCCGAATATGTCATATCGGACAAGTGCCGCGTGCTGCGGCAGGGCTTCAATCAGGGCTATGTCACCGTCCGCGTGCAGTTTTCGACGGGCGGCGGGCGCTGGAAAGACGAACCGCTGAAGAATGATTTCAGCCACGTCCACGACACCAATCAATATTTCGTGATGGGGATCAGCGGCTGGAAAGGCCGGCGCGATCGCGACGACGCGCACCGCGACCGCCGACCGCGCGGCCCGCAGACCAAGCATGGCGATGGATATTTCGCGCACAAGAGGAGGGCTTGAGATGAACCAAGTGCTGGGTCCGGTCGGCAAGCTGCTGTTCGGCAAAAAACCGAAGGCGGTGCAGCAACCCGTGCCGCTTCCCCAAATCACTCCCCGCCGCCCGACCGCCGCCAGTGAGGCGATCGCGAACCGGCGCGGCAGTGTGGCGAACGACCGCACGGGTGGCGGCGCGGAATCCTCCGCGTCGGGCAAGAACCGGCTGCTGGGCCGGAATTGACGGAAGGAAAGACGATGAACGATTTTGACGTCGATGCCGTGCTGTCGGGCACGGTCGAGGACATCACGGCGAAGCTCGCCGATTTGACGGCCGAACAGCGCAAGGCGCTCCACAATGCCGAGAAGGCGAAGGGCGAGGGTGCACGCGTGACCCTGCTCGATGCGATCCATCGTGTCGACGAAGCGGCGGTGACGCCGCCGGTGATGGCTGGCGCCGGGGCGACCGGTGACGCGGCGAAGCCCGCCGATGCCGAGAAGCCGAGCCACGATGCGAGCAAGGCGCCCGCGCCGAAGAAGCCGGCGGCTGCGAAAGCGCCTGCGGCGAAAAAACCGACGGCGGCCAAAACGCGCGGCGCCGCACCCAAGGATGCCACGGTGCTGTCGATCGATGGCGAGGCGGGCGACCTGACCCCGTTGCTGGAATATCACGAGGCGGCGCTTGTCGTGCTGGCCGACGTCGCCGGCAAGCCGATCGAGGGCTGGCCCGCGCTGGAGTTTCCGAGCGATGCCTTTGAGCGCGCGCCCGCGGGCGTCGTGCTGAAAGAGGCGATCGACATGGGGATCGACCTGCCCCGCGGCGACGTGAGTTCGGCCTGGTTGGTGGTCGGCAACAAGCCGATGGCGGTGTCGCGCCTGTCGATGCCGCTGACCGCCGGCGGCGGGCGCAAAGCACAGTTCCCCGCGAACAGCCGGCGCTTCCGCACCGACGGCTAAGCCGACCCCCGCACGAAAGGACGCCCCGATGCTCGACCCGAAACGGATCAAGGAAAATCAAGCCCGCATGGCAAGTGCGCGCATGAACCATGAGTCGGATTGGGCCGACATCGGGGCGCTTCTGCTCCCCGAGCTGGGCCATGTGAACGGCCAGTTTTCGACGCCGGGCGAGCGGCGCACCGATGCGATATTCGATGAATATGCCGAGCTCGCGGTTGAGGACGGTATTTCCGTTTTCCTCGGCCTCGTCATGCCGAACGGCAAGAAATGGCAGCTCATTTCGCTGGGTGATGAGGAGTTGATGAAGCGGCAGGATGTTCGCCGTTGGTGCGAAATGGTGCAGCGCCGCCTGTTCGCGCTGCGCGACGATCCTGAGTCCGGCTTTGCCAGCGCCGTGAGCCGGTCGGTCAAGTCCCTGTTCGGTCCCGGGTTTCAGTCCACGTGGGTGGAAATTCGCCGCAACGATTTTGGCCGCCCCATCGGACTGAGCTACGAATCGGAGCATTACGGGGAAATCTATTTCGAATGCGACAAGCGCGGGCGCGTGATGCGCATCCACCGCGTCATGCAGTTCACCGCGGAACAAGCCGACATTCAATGGCGGGCGAAGGCGCCGCCGAAAGTGAAGGCGGCCATGACCGCCAATCCGCCCAGGTTGACCGAGCCGTTCGAGATTATTCACGTAATCGAGCGCAACCCGAACCGTATCGAAGCTCGCATGGATGCTGCGGGGATGCCGTGGTTGTCGGGATATTATAGCTGCCAGGACAATCTGGTTTTCGAGCAGGGCGGTTATTGGAGCCTGCCACGCGTCATCTCGCGCTGGGGTCGCCCGTCGAACGAAAGCTATGGCCGAAGCCGCAGCGCGATCGTGCTGCCATCGGTGCGCGCGTGCCAGATCATGATGCAGGATCGCGTCATCGCGGCCGAGACGAACACGAAGCCGCCGCTTATCGGACGTGACGATGAGCTCGACGAAATGGTGCTGGATATCGGCCCGTATGGCTACACGCCCGGCGGACTCGACGAAATGGGTAATCCCACGCTCCGCACCTTGTTTGAAGGGATCGACGCCAGCGACCTGAAAGAGCTGCATATCGAAGCGCGGGGCCTGATTGACCGGGCCTATTATCGCGACCTGCTGCAAATCTTCCGCGAGCAGAAAACGCATATGAGCGTGACGCGCACGGTCGAGGAGGTCGAGGAAAAGGGCATATTGCTCGAACCCTTCTCTTTGCAGGAAGGGGAATGGCTGTCCCCCATGACCAGCCGCGAGGTCGTGCTGATGGAAGAGCTCGGCCTGCTAAATCCCATGCCGCCTGCGGTCGAACGGTTTTTCGATAATCTGGGCGGCATCAACGTCAAGTACGACAATCCCCTGACCAAGATGCGCTTGGCGGGCGCGGTTGTCGGCTTGCTGCGCACGGGCGAACAGGTTGCGTCGTTCGCACAATTCGACCCGAGCATCGCGCGCGATTTCTCGCGTCGATATCCCGCGAAGAAGTGGATGCCAGAGCTGGGGCAAATCAACGGCATCCCCGCAACTTGGGAGGCTGACGACGATGAAATGGCGGCATTTGATGAACGTGAAGCGGCGCAGGCCGAAGTGCAGCAGCTGCTTGGCGCGCTGCCCGGGATTGCGCAGGCGACGGATAGCCTGACCAATGCGGCCGCCGCCAATGTCGCTTGAGGCCGATGCGCGGGCGGTCGCGGAACGCGCCGGCACCCTGTCAGCGAAGCGCGACCGGATCGCGCGGCGGATCCTTGGCGCCGAGAAGGCGCGGGTGTCGGCGTATCGCGACGTCTTCATGCAGGATGGCGAGTTGTCACCCGCGGCGCTGATCGTGCTCGACGACCTGTCGCGCTTTGGCCGCGTCGGGCGCGATATGTCGCTGTCCGATGAAAATCTGTTGCGGCGACAGGCCACGGTGCGCGCGACGATCCAGCATATCCTGTCGAGTTTCGATCTCGATCCGCGGCGGCTTGCCCGGCTGGTGCGCCAGCTGAGCGACCGCAGCACCCCGCCGTCCGAACGACACAGCCTTGCAACAGGAGAAGACACGTGAAGAAGTTTCGATCCCACCTTCTTGCCACCGCCGCCATGTCGGCCGCCGAGCGCCGCATGGGGCGCTTCATGCGCGCGCCCGACGAACATGCCGGCGGGACGCCCGCGCCGTCTCCCGCGCCGTCGCCCGCCCCTGCACCGACGCCTGCTCCCACGCCCGCGCCTTCCCCGGCGCCTTCCCCGACGCCCGCACCGACCCCGGCGCCGACAGGCGACCGGTGGCAGGACAAGTGGCTGTCCGAGCAGCTGCGCAACGAGCCCGAACTGGCGAATTTCGGTGACGTGAATGCGCTGGGGCAGGGCTATATCGATACGCGCAATTTTGCGCGGAGCCGGGTCGCACTGCCGAAAGAGGGCGATGAAGCGAGCTTCACCGAATTCGCGGCGAAGATTCGCCCGGCGGATGCCAAGGATTATGCGCTGACCGTGCCCGAAGGCGGCGATGCGGGGCTTGCCGAAGCGATGCGGCCGATCTTTTTCGACCTTGGCCTGCACCCGACCCAAGCGACCCGCCTGACCGAAAAATGGAACCAGGTGCAGTCGGACCTGTCGAGCAAGGCGATTCAGGCGGCGAAGGATGAGGTGACGGCAATCGAACTGGAGCTTGGCCCGGTCGCATTCGAGCAGCGGCGTCAGGCGTCCGAAACGATGCTGGGTAATATCATCAAGGAAGTCACCGGCAAGGATGGTGATATCGACGATGTCATGGGGCCGCTCGAACAGGCCTATGGCGCGGGGACGGCGGTCAAGATCATGTTCGCGCTCGCCGAGCGGACGGGCGAATTACACAAGGTCGACCCGACGATCGCTGCACGCATGTCGGGGGCGATGACGCCGCAGGCCGCCGAACAGAGGCTGAATGAGCTGCAAGGCAATAAGGAATGGCGCGAGAAAGTCGCCATCGCGGGGTCGCCCGAAGCGCGCGAGCGCCAGAGCCTGCTCGACGTGATGAAAAAAGCCGTCGCATAGGGTTGACAATATTTAACCACAGGTAGATTTATGCGTTCTCGGCGCGGGGGGTGCCGACCTTCGGACATCCCCCGCCCATCCCCGGCCTTCCGGCATTAGCCGCCCCGGGTGCAAGGCGAAAGCAGCCACGCGAGAGACGGTGCGTATCCGTCAGATTGGACCGGGCCAGCCCGCTTTCCCAATCGAAAATTAGCCCTTTGTTAATTTTTGATGGAGATGTGCGATGGCTGACCGCCTCGACGAAGTTTCGACAGTCGAATACAAAGCGAATGTCGCGTTCAAGCTGAACGAAAAGGCCGGCAAACTGTACCCGCTTTCGGGTTCGACCGGCAATTATTCCGAAAAATCCAGCCAGATCGAAGACCAGTTCGACGACCTGTATCTGGAGGACAAGGAAACCCGCAACGGCGACACCAACACCACCGACCTGGGCAGCGTCCGCCGCTGGGTGAAGAAGCCCAAGAGCGCGAACGTCGCGCCGATGAAGGATCGCGACGACGACAAGGAAACCAAGGTCGACCTGGAATCGCCGCTGGTCAAGCAGACCTCGACGGCGACGCGCCGTTACCACGACGACAAATGGCTGGAAGGCTATTTCGGCAATGCGTGGACGGGCGAGCATGGCGACGTGGCGGTGCCGTTCGACAGCGACAATGTCATCCCGCACGGCGGCGCCGGCATCACGTACAACAAGCTGGTCGACGCGATCGAGTTGATGGGCCTGGCCGACGTCGACATCGAAGAAGAAGCGCCGATCCTGCTGATCACGCCGAAGCAAAAGGCGGATATCCAGAAGCTCGAAGAATATAAGAACGCCGATTACATGCAGGGATATCCCATCATGCGCGGCGAAATCAAATCGCTGCTGGGCATCCGCTTCGTCGTCGCCAATCTGGGTTCGGTCGCCGCGTACAAGCGGTCGTCGTCGCTGACGCTCGACGGCACGACGCGCAAGCTGCCCTTCTTCGTCCCGTCGGGCGTACACCGCGCGGTGTGGACGGAGTTCTGGGGCAAGATCACCGAGCGCGACGACAAGCAGTTTTCGAAGCAATATTATGCCGAAGCCTGCTCGACGATGACCCGTCTGATGGAAGCCAAGTGCTTCATCGTCGAAGCCACCGAAAGCTGATGATGGACCGGGCGGGGCGTCGATGCGCCCCGCCCTTCCCTGCCTCGTTCGCGGACCTGAGGCCCCGTCACTGGAAAGAGGAAGACAGACATGGCCAATCTCAACGGCGATCAATTTTCGAGCGACCCCGGCAGCATGGCGCAGGGGACGATCCACGATGCGGGCGTGCGCCGCTTCGGGAACAGTTTCGACCTCGCGGTCGCAGGGGGCGGGACGACGAACACGCCGATCGTCGCCAAGGCGCCGTCGGGCGTCGTCCCGGCGGGCTGTGACGTCAGCTGCACGACGAATGCGTCGGGCATCAACTTCACGCTGGGCACCGCCGCCGACCCCGACAAATATGCCACCGCCTTTGCCGGTCCCGCGGCGAACGCAACGGTGCGCGTCGCGATCCTGCCGGCGATGCTGAAAACCATGCTCGAAGAGCCGGAGACGATCATCCTGACGCCGAGCGGCAACATGCCCGCGAACGGCACGCTGGTCACCAGTTTCTTCGCATCGAAACGATAAGCGCGGGGGCCGCAAGGTCCCTTCGCTGTCGGGCGCGCGCGCCGGGCCAGCCCCGTCCGGGGCGATCAGAGTGGGATCGGATCGACCGGCGCGCCGCCACCCTTACCAGCCATGAAAGGCCGCGGGCGTGGCAAGTTTGCAGACACAGACGAAAATCGCCAATGCCGCGCTGAGGCTGCTCGGGTCGACCAGCCGGTTGGTCGACGTCCACCCCGAGTCCGAAAGCCAGCATGGCCGCGACATCGCCGACATCTGGGACGGGCTGCGCGATTTCTACCTGAAAAAGCATAGCGGCGATTTTTCGATCGCGCGGGCGCGGCTCAACCGCACGGCGCCGCCGATCGGTTGCCGCTGGCCCTATGCCTATGCGTTGCCCGCCGACTGCCTGAAATGGTTGCCGCCCCGGCGCGGATCGGCCGACTGGTTCGACGGCGAGGTCGAGGGCAATTTGCTGCTGACCAACGCCGAAACGGTTATCATCCGATATATCCGCCGCGTCGAGCCGGTCGCCGAATGGTCGCCCGAGTTCTGCATGATCATGACGGTGGCGATCGCCGAAGCGATGGCCGAGCCTGTCACGCAAAGCAAATCGATCCGGCAGGACATGGGCGACAAGCTGGTGAAGCTGGTCCCGACCGCGAAGCGCATGGACGCACTGTCGTCGGGGCAGCGGCGCCGCGGCGCGACCGTTGTGCGCAGCGATATCCTTGCCGCGCGCAACCGATACGGCACCGGTTTCGTGCGCCGCTGACATGTCGCGTGCCACCCCCGCTCAGACGAATTTCAATGGCGGCGAAATCTCGCGCCGCCTGCACGGCCGCGTCGACCTGTCGATATACGACATCAGCGTCGTCGACATGACCGGTTATATTCCGTTGATCGAGGGCGGGGCCGAAGCCTGCCCCGGCTTTATCTGGGTCGAGCAAGCGGCGGGCGACTGCCGCCTGTTGCCATTCGAATATAATGTCACCCAGGGCCATGTGATCGAGGCGAGCGCGTTCAAGTTCCGGTTCTTCACGAACGACGGCCGCATCGAGATTGCGGGCAATCCCGTCGAGGTCGCGACACCCTATAGCCTGTCGCAGGTCCGCGCGCTCGATTATGCGCAGAGTTTCGATGTGCTGTACCTCTTCCATGGTGCAGTCGCACCGCGCCAGCTCGTCCGCACGGGCGCCAACAGTTTCGTGCTGGAAACGGTCGAGTTCAAGAATGGCCCGTTCGAACCGCGCAACGAGGTCGAGACGCTGACGGTCGGCGCGTCGGGCGTGTCGGGCGATGTCACGCTGGAGTCGAGCGGCGACCTGTTCGCGCCCGGCGACGTCGGCGGGCTGTTCCAGATGGAGGCCGGCGACTTCGGCAGCATATCGAGCTGGGAGCCGGGGATCACGGTCACCTATGGCCAGTTGCTGACATGGCTGGAGCGCGTCTATCGCGTCGTCGGCGGCGGGGCGCGCACCGGGACGGTCGAGCCGCTGCACACCGAAGGGGTCGAGTGGGACGGGATCGGCAAGGGCACCGACCTGAACAACAGCGCGGCTGGCGGGGTGCAGCTGGAATATGTGCATGACCGCTTCGGCATCCTGAAAATCACCGCCTATACCAGCGCGACCGAAGTGTCGGCCACGGTGCTGCGCCGCCTGCCCTTTACCGCGATCACGGGCGGCAGCACGGGGTGGGAGGGCGGATATTGGGACCCCGAATGGGGCGAATATGTCCCGCCCGAGGGCGGTGTGAGCTACGCCTATGGCACATGGCGCTGGCGCTTCGGCGCTTTTTCCACGCGGCGCGGCTTTCCGCAATGCGGGTGCATCTGGAACGAACGGCTGTGGCTGGCGAAGGGCTCGATGCTCTATGCCAGCGTCGCGGGCGATTTCACCGACCATGCGACCTATAACGAGAATGGCGACATTACGGCGAGCGAGGCGATTATCGCGCCGCTGAAGGATGCGAACGCCGTCCTGCAACTTATTCCCGACGACAGGTTGCTGGCGATCACCAAGGCCGCGTTGCATTCGATCGGCCCTTCGTCGGCCGCCGCGCCGGTTGGCCCCGGCGCGATCCGCACGCGCCGGGAAAATCGATCGGGCTGTGCCGCCGTCAAGGCCGCAGAGGTCGACGAGCAGATCGTTTATCTGGGCAAGAGCCGGAAGCGCATCTATCAGGCCGAGTATGACGGCACGCGGGATCGGCAGGCGGCGACCGACCTGACACGTTATGCCCGGCATATCGGCAAAAGCCGCTTTGTCGAGTTGACCGCAACCAAAGACCCCGAGCGCCTGCTCTGGGGAGTTCGCGAGAATGGCACGCTGGCAGCGGCGGCCTATGTACCGGAAGAGCAAGTGCTGGGCTGGGCCCAGCGCCCCTTGGGGGCCGGCCTCTCCGCGAAAAGCTGCGCAGCGATATCGGACCCTGCCGGCGAGCTCGACCAGCTATGGATCGCCGCGAGCTATTCGGGGGCGACGCATATCCTTCGCCTCGCGCAGTTCCGCGACGACGCCGAATATGACCCGACCGGCGTGATGCTGGACATGGCGGCGGTGTATGACGGCGCCCCCGAAAGCCAGTTCAATATCCCTGTGCTGGCGGGCAAGCAGGTCGAGGCGGTCGGCGATGGCATCTGGTATCCGGGGCTGGCGATCGCGGCGAACGGCGACGTCGACCTGCCCGCCGAAGTGCGGCGCGCGGTGATCGGCCTGCCCTATCCGGCGCGGTTGCAAACCCTGCCGCTGGAAGCCGGGGGAGACGGCGGCCCGGCGATGGCGAAAATGCAACGCGTGTCGCGCATCTCGGTGCTGGTCGCGGCGGCACGGGGTCTGCGCATATCGGCTGCGGGCGGGCGCGCGCAGGATGTCGAGCAGCTCAAAGGCAACAGTATCACCGACGCGCCGTTCGACCCCGACGAAGGTATCGTCGCGATCGAGCGCACAAGCGATTGGGGGCGCCGCGTCCCCGTGCTGATCGAACGCGTCGCGCCGTTTCAGGGAACGATCCTTGCCGTCCAGCCCGAAGTGGAGACATCACCGCGATGATCCTCACCATCGACCCGTTTCAGCAAGAGGATGCGCAGGACATGGCGGTGCAGCCGATGCAGATGATCGGGCGCAGCGCGTCCGACAATGCCGACACGGCATTGCAGCTCGCCGCGCCGGGGCGCGCGTTCACGATCCGCGACCGCACCACGCGCCGGATCCTTTGCATCGCGGGGCTGGCCGAACAATATCCGCATTGGGCGACGGGCTGGGCCTTGCTGGCGGCCGACAAGGGCGGCGGCGCGATGCTGGCGATCACGCGCGCGGTCCGCTGGTTCCTTGCCAAGGGCGAATTTCGCGTCGTCGATTGCCTGATCCACGCCGAGCAGGTTTCGGCGCGCCGATGGGCCGCCGTGCTAGGCTTTCGGCCCGAAGCCCGGCTGGCGGGGCGCGCGCCCGACGGGGGCGACATCATCATCTATACGCGAACGGGAGCCGAATAATGGGGGCAGCTGCATTGCCGCTGGTAGCCGTAGGGCTGGAGGCGGGCGGCAAGATTTTTGGCGGCATAGAGGAGGGCAAGGCGTTGCGGCGCCAAGCCCGTGCCGACGAAGAGAATGCGCGCCTGACCGAATTGCAGGCGTCGGTCGACGCGACCGAAGTGCGGCGCGACGAAGCCATGGTCGCGGGCGACATGGTCGCGGGCTTTGCCGAATCGGGCTTTGCCGTCGGTTCGGGGTCGGCGTTCGACCTGGTCATGCAATCGGCGTTCAACCGCGAACGCGACATTGCCGCCATTCGCCGCGGCGCCGCGGGCGAGGCGGGGAATTTCCGCGCGTCGGCAAAGGCCAACCGCCGCGCGGCACGCAATGCGGTGATCGGCAGCCTGTTCAGCGCGGCATCGAGCGCGATCAAGGGCGGGTCGGCGATGTCGACGGCGGGCAATGCCAACGCGATCGCCGAGCGCGAGCGCAACGCGATGCTGGGCGGGTCGATCCGGTTGCAGCGGCGGCAGAGCGGGCAAAGCGTGGGCAGCCCCGTCGGCCGCCTTTCGGTCGGAGTATACTGATATGGCATCGACAACGGGATATCAGCCGCGCGTGCGCGTGAATGTCGGCCGCGCCGATCCCGCCGCCGGGCCGGATCGCGCGATTGCTGACGGCATAGCCGAGCTGGGCGGGGCGGCGGACGGTTTGGTCGAGATGGAGCGGAAGCGTGAATTTGATCGCGAGGTAACCGGCTCCATGTCCCGATGGGCGGCGCTTCAAGAAAAATACGGTATCATCGAAAATGAAGCCAAGGTCAGCCCTAAATCCCCGGGAGCGGCCGGACATGCTGAAGCGATGCGGCAGCTATCCGACAAACTAACCGGAGAGTTTATGAAGGGGGTCACCGAGCCTCAATTAGTCCATCAATATGAGCGCCGGATAGCCGAATGGCAGGCAGAGCGTGCTGTCGAGGCCGATTCCTTCGAGCGATTGGCTACGGCGCGGCTTGGTGCGGAGCAGGTCGAGATTGCAACGCAAGCGATGGAGAATCTGGTGCGCGGCAAAAGCGCGCAGGAGTTTGCCAGAATGATGGTCGATGTCGGTACGATGGCGCTACCATCCAGCCTGTCGGCCGACGCGGAGGCCAAAACGCGGCGCAATATGGGTCAGCGGATTAGCGTGCAGTGGATCGAGGGCAACGAGCCGGAGCAGCGATTGGCGTTGCTGAACAGCGGGCGGTTCGATGCTGTTCTTTCGGGTGCGCAGATGGAGCAACTCCGCAATGGCGCCGACAGCGATGTTCGGCGTAAGATTGTCGAGGCGGAGGCCGCTGCACGGGCGCAAAAAGCACAGGCGGTGGAGCAGGTAGACGACGTGCTTGATCGTATCGATCGCGGCTATCCGGTGACCGATGCGGAGTATACATCCGCGATGAAGGTCGCGGAAGGCGCGGGCCTTGATAAACGGGTCCGCGATCTGAATGACGCGTTCGTCGGCAAACGGGTCAACCAAGAGTATGCCGCGGCGACCCCGGCCCAAATGGATGCCCGGATCAAGGTAATCGATGCCGAGCTTGCGAAGGCGGGCGACAAAGGCAGTCCGGCTCTGGTTGCCGAGCGGGCAGCGCTGGACAAACTGCTAGCGGAACGAAAGTGGCAGGTCGCCAGTGATCCGCTTGCAGCCGGTGCAGCGATGGGTATACGCGTCGAACCGGTCGACTGGTCGGATCCGAACTCGGTCGCGGCGCGGCGCAAGGCCGCAGATGCGACCGCACGGGCCATGGGCGTTCCTGCAAAATATCTGAGTGACGAAGAGGCCGCGCAACTCGCGGCCAACGCGACAAACCCAGCTGGCCAGCTTGCCGTCGGGCGTCAGTTGCGGGCGCTGGGGCCGCGCGCGGCTATCGCTGCTGCACGTCAAGTACTTCCGAACGATGATCTGTTTGCTTACTCCATGGGCCTCAGCGCTGCCGTGCAACAGAATATCGCGCGCGGGAAGGAATTGCGACGAGAGTTCCCGGTGTTGGCTACTGACGCGCAGCCGATCTGGCGCGAAGCCACGGGGTCGGCTTTAGGATCATTGCCGACCGCATCGCGTGAGGGGGCGTATTTAGCGGCGGTAGAACTTTATCGCCAAGCAGCATCGGCACGCGGGAAGGATGAATTCGATCCTGTGCTTTTTCGTGGAGCCATCCGCGAGGCCTTGGGCGGCAACGCGTCGACCCGGTCCGGCGGTGTGGGCGAGTGGAATGGTGCGAAGATCATTCTACCGCCAACAATGTCGCAGGCGGAGTTCGATGCCCGGTTGGGCGGATATGTGCCGCAGCGGGCGTATCGGGGCGACAAAACGCGTATCCCCGCGACCGAGTTGCGCGACCGCTTCACGCCGCAACTCCAGCCGAACGGCAGCTATCGGTTCGTCAGTGCGCGTGGGGAATATGTCGTGGTAGAGGATGGACGCACCCCTTTGGAGCTGGATATCAGCAGGCTCAAGCCAACCACGGGCGCGGCCGCGCGGCCGCAGCGAGTCCCGGAAAGCCAGCGTCGACCAGTGTATGTGGCGCCGCCAGCGCCGAATGTGCAGGGTCCGCGTTCGGCCTATGAGGCGATGTAGGATGGCGACGAATCCCTTTGCCGGATATGCTGGCGATGAAGTCGATTTGTCTCCGGTTCGGCCTGACAGCGGCCCGCCGACAGGTATCATCGACAATTATTTTGCTGGGCGGAGCCTTCAGGAAGCGGACAACACCAATTATCAAGATCAGCTTTACGATGAGGCCTTTGCCAGTACTGTCGAAGCGGTGAACGCGGTGCGGCGGCAAGAGGGACTGCCCCTTTTCCTGCCGCCGTCCCATAGGAAAATCAGCCGCAATCAGACGATCGCCTCCGTGGCGCCCGTGAACGTCTATGCAGCGATGGGTTTGTTCGACGAGGGCAGCCGTGACCAAGTCGGCGATGCGCTGGTCGCCGAAGTCGCGCGAATCCGCAAGGGCCGCCCCGCATTCCTGTCCGATCTGCCCGGATCGCGCGAACAGATACTGGCGCCTTATATCGCGCGCGACCAAGCCAAGCGCGCGCGCGCACGCGACGTGATTGATCGCAGCGAGGGGATCGGCGGCATGGCGGCCATGATGGCGGGCAGCATGACGAAAGCCATGGAGGATCCTTGGAACATCATCACATTGCCGGTGGGTGGTGGCGGCAAGACTGTTTTGGGCGTGGCCGCTCGATCGGGACTCGCCAACGGTCTTGTCGAGATTCTTTCGCAGCCGGCAGTTACGGAAAACCGTGAACTGCTCGGCGAAGAATTGACGACTGAAGAATCGGTCACGCGCGCGGGTTATGCCATGGCTGGAGGCTTCTTCTTGGGCGGCCTGATCGCATCCGCCGGGAAATACGGCGGCCGAGCCTTCGAAGCGCTTACCCCAGTAGAAAAGAAACTGGCCCGCGCGCTTGAGGCGGCCGAGATAAAGGCGCCGACGCAACTTGAGCGACAGGTGATCGCCGATCTACTCGGCACGCTCGAAGATGGCGAGCTGGTTGCGCTTTCGCGCCAGATCGGGGCGCAGGGCGACCCGAATGTTGCAGCGGCGGCGACGGCGATCGAGCGCCAGGCCGATATCGATGCCGGTAACCCCTACATCGCCGGTTCGGGCGATACCTATGCTGATCGGCTGTCGCTTGCGCTTGAGGATGTGCTGCGGTCGACCGATGTCCCCGACTATGCCGCCGCCGCGTCGCGAGCAATGAGCGAACCAGGGCGCACGGTCGATAATGCCGCGGGCGTTTCGTCGTCGCTATCCGGCCCCGGTGGTCCGGTCGATCCAAATGCGCTGAAGGCGGCGATCCGTGGTCCCGAAAGCGGGGGCAACGACGGCGCAGTCAACCGGATGGGATCGACCGCGAGTGGTCGTTACCAGTTCGTCGAGGGCACTTTCAAAAGCTATTATCGCAAGGTCTATGGCGGCGGTGCAGCGGCCGCCGATGCCGCGTGGAAGAATCAGCGGTTCGACGTCGCCGTGCAGGAGCGGCTGATGGATGCCCTGATCGCTGATAATGCCGCTGCCCTCGGGCGCATGGGCGTCCAGACGACGACGGGTAATATGTACGTCATGCATGTGCTAGGCAGCGGCGACGGGCCGAAGCTGCTCCGCGCCAGGCCGGACACGCCCGTCTCTGAAATCCTGTCGGCCCGTGTAATCCGCGGCAACCCGACCTATTTTGGCGGCAACAAGTCGGCAAGCGAAGCGATTGCCGCGATGCACCGTGTTGTCGGCGGCCGTGCGGCAAGTGTGCCGGCAGGCCGGGGTGGCATGGGCGCCGACGCTGACGGCATCGGCGACGCGGCGCTGTTGCGCGATGAGGCTATGCGGCTGCGCGAACAGGCAACGGCAATGGCTGACAGCCGCGGTCAGTACGGCATGATATTCTCGCGCGCGTTCGATCCGGAGCAGATCGGGGTGGACGCCGCACGGTTCCAGTTCAAACCGGGTGCCGACAGCGAGGGAATCCTCCCAACCTTGAAAGACGCCGAGCGATGGGACCCGGTGGCCGCAGGTCGTGTCCTGTTGTGGGAAGATGACGCGGGCCGCGTTTTCGTCGCGGATGGGCATCAACGCGTCGCACTGGCGCGGCGGCTGCGCGGCGCTGATCCGGCATCCGACGTTAGGGTGGACGGCGACCTGCTGCGCGCGGCTGACGGATGGGACCAGGACAGTGTGCGAGTATGGGGGGCGCTCAAGAATGTCGCGGAAGGATCCGCCGACATCGCCGATGCCGCGAAGCTGATGCCCGGCCTGTCGCCCGATGATATTGCGGACCTGCTGCCCAAGCAGGATATCGACGCACGGGCCTTGGCACGCCTTGGTGATGATGCCTTCGGTCTGGTTATCGATGGCGCCGTCGACCCCGCCCATGCGGCAAAGGTGGCGCGGGCAACGCACGATCCCGGTGAGCAGCTGACGCTGGTCGATTTACTGCGCCGAGCGCAGCCGCGCTCGCGGCAAGAGGCTGAAGATATCGTGGACCGGGCCTTGCGGGCAGGTTTCGATGAGCAAGGAGCGATTAGGAATGGCGAAGACATCATCAGGCAGGCCCAAGTGGCGCGATCCGGCGACGACGCGAGCGGTGCTGGCGCAACTGGTGGCGGCGGACGCGCGATCGGTGAGCGATCGTCGGGCGGCGATGCTCGCGCAAGCGCGGGCTATTCGCGCGAGCCGGACCCCCTAGACGGCGCGTGGCCCGACCGCAGGGAGATCGACAACCCCGCAGCCCCCTTCGATATCGAAGCGGGCCGCCTATTCGACACGACCGACAGCGAGGGACCGAAGCTTCAGGCCGCCAGTCTTGCCCACGACGCGCGGGCCGCCCTTCGCGCCGCCGCCGACGATGCCGACCAACCGAGGTTTCTGGTCGACCTAGGCGACGGCGCCCCGGTGGAGCGGACGATCGCCGAATTGATGGATATTTTCGACGCCGACCAACGCGCGCTGACGGCGGCGCAGGCTTGTTTGTAAGGATCTAGCATGAGTTTGGCGCTTTGCATCCCCGACCTGCTTAAGAATGGCGAAATCGATCAACGGCAAGCCGACGAGATGCTGGACTTGTTCGGATCCCTGCAATCCGAATATCGACGCAGCATGGGCGATGCGGCGGCCGATGCGGTCGCGAGCGCACGCGCATTAGAGCAACTGGCGATCGTGAAGCGCGAGCGCCAGCGCCAAGCTCTGCTTCAGGTGCAGGGTCAGCGTACGGCATGGCTGGACATGGAGCGGTTCGGGCGCGGAGCGGGCGGGGTGCGGGCACTTCCCAAAGATGCGCCGGGCCGCCTAGCAAAGGCCGCCGAGGCACTACTGGTGCGCAGCGAGTATGCGCCCTATCAGAATGTAGAATATCTGTGGAAGTCGATCCGGGGCCAAGCGCATGCAACGATGACCGACGTGCTGCAAAAGCACAGTCGCGATATGCTGGGACGGGTACGCAACAAGGCCGACCTGGACGATATGGTGCGCGAAGCTTTTACGCCGGGTTCCACAAATAATCTGGCGGCGCAAGAAATGGGCGACGCATGGCGGGCCACGCATGAGCCGCTGCGCCAGCGCTTCAATGGAGCGGGCGGTCATATCGGCAAGCTGGAGCATTGGGGGTTGCCGACGAATTGGGAACCCGATGCGGTCGCGACCGCAGGGTTCGATGCTTGGCGCGCGGATATGTTGCGCACCCTTGATCGTACCCGGATCATTGACGATGCGACGGGCGCACCTTTCGGCGACGAGGCCTTCGACGCCGTGCTGCGCGACGTGTTCGATGTGATCAGCACGGACGGCTGGGCGCATAGGGCGCCCGGGACGATCACGGGCAAGAGTGGTGTGGGCAATCGCCGCGCCGACCATCGCTTTCTGATCATGCGGGATGCCGACGCGTGGATGGAGATGCAGGCGAAGTATGGGGCGGGCGCGAGCCCTTTCGATACGATGATGGCGCATATCGACGGCATGGCGCGCGACATCGCGATGATGGAACGTCTGGGCCCGAACCCGGCGCAAATGCTGCAATGGCTGGGCGATACGATCGAGAAGGACGCGAACCTCAAGGCGGCACGCGGCGGACCCGACGGCAAAAAGCGCCGTGAAACCGCCTTCGCTTCGCGCGCGCGTATCGAACGTCTTTATGATGAGATCAGCGGCGCCAATCGTCGCCCGGAGAATCATCGCCTCGCGCTGGGTTTTTCGACGCTGCGCAGCTGGCAGGTAACGACCAAGCTGGGATCGGCGGTGCTATCGACGACATCGGACCAAGCGACGCAATTGCTGGCGCGGCAAATGAACGGCCTGCCGGTTGCCCGCCAGCTTTGGTCGCAGCTCAAGCTTTTCAATCCCGCCTACGCGGGAGATCGGGCGCTGGCGATGCGGATGGGCCTGATCGCCGAAGAGGCGAGCAATGCGGCGGCGGCGACGGCGCGGATGACGGGCGAAGAGCTGACAGGCGAATGGACGCGCCGACTGGCGGACGGGACCATGCGATGGTCGGGATTGTCGGCGGTGACACAGAATGGCCGCTGGGCGTTCGGCATGGACTTTCTGTCCCACATCACGGGCGAACGCGGAAAAGCCTTCGGCGAACTGGATGCATCGTTCCGCAGTGCTTTCGAGCGATATGGCATGGGCGCCGGGGATTGGGACCGCATTCGCGCGACACCGCTGACCAACGATCGCGGTGCGGACTGGATCATGCCTGATGCGATCGGCGATCAGGCAACGCGCGATCGGATGATGCGAATGATCCTGACCGAGACTGATTTTGCGGTGCCGGTGCCGGGGATCGCGATGAGCGCGGCAATCAACAGCGCGTTGCCGAAAGGCACATGGGTCGGCGAAATGGGCCGGACGGCATTTCAGTTCAAGAGCTTTGCGGTCGGCTTGACGATGATGCAGATGCAGCGCGTACTGGCGATGACGGGTTGGAATCGCGCGCGCTATGCCGCGCAGTTCCTAATCTATACCACGGTGATGGGCGCGCTGGCGCTGCAACTGAAAGAGATCGCCAAGGGGCGCGATCCACGCCCGATATGGGATGCCGATGATCCGGGAGCGACCGCGGCGTTCTGGGGAGCGGCGACGCTGCAAGGCGGCGGCGTCGGCATTTATGGCGATTTCCTTCGCTCCAGCCAGTCGCGCTTTGGCGGCGGGATCGGAAGCGTGCTGGCCGGACCGGCGTTCGCGACGATCGACAATGGGCTGAACCTGACGGCGGGGCAGGCGCTGAAGGTGGCGCAGGGCGAAAAGGCCAATCCCGGTGCCGCGCTGGTCAAGCTGATCAAGAGTGAGACGCCGGGCGTCGGGTCGCTGTGGTACACGCGTCTGGCGTTCGAAAGGCTGATGCTTGATGAAATGTCGGCGATGATCGATCCGAATTATCGGGACCGGTTCAAGCGGCTGGAAAGGCATGCCGAAGAGCAGGGCCAGGAATTTTTCTGGGCACCGGGTGATGGCTTAGATGAATTGAGGGCGCCGGATTGGGGGAATTCGATAGCGGCGGCAGATTAGGCGCAGTTAGTCGTAACCCTGCATGCGTCGACCGATCCAATAGAGCGCGAGACCCGGGCCGATGAATAGCCAAAGCTCAATGATAAAGGCGAAATTGCCCGCCCACGACGAGAGGAAGCCGAAAAGATCGCGGATGGGTGACAGGAAATCGGACCATCGCCCATTCAGCAACACGATCGCGAAGACGCCAACGAAGCTGGCGCCGCCAATATAGAGGAGCCCGAGACCGATCTTCTCCAGCGCATATCCGCTCCGGGTCGCGACACGCTGCGATGGCTCCGTCATGTACGATCTCCCGATCGGACGATTTCGCCCCGCCGATGGTTACGAAACCACACAGCAAGGCTGAATGGTACTGCCATGTGCGCCAGTAATACAATAAACAGGAGAGGGACGTCGGCTAATGCTCGGATACCGATGACGGCGAACTCGCGCGCCGTCCCGGTGCTTAAGGCCGCAACGAGGGCGATCACCGCCATGATGACCCAGCGTTTCCGCGAGTGGTGCGGCTCTGCCCAGCCCACAAAAAACGCGCAGACTATCAAGAACGCGCTGGTCATCGCCCCTCCCCCTTGAAAACCCCGCCCTTTGGTGGCATATCTCACCGCGCACTGCAAGTTGCGGTGTCGGGCTTCGAACCCCGCTTATAGTGCGCGATCAACGCGCTTGGCCTGCCATAGCGCGTTTTTCTATGGTCGGGCGCGGTGGGCAACCTTCGGGTTGGCCGTTGCACTAGCGGTAGTTCGAACCTGCCACGTCCGGCCACCCGCATTCGAACGCGGCCCCGGCAAGCGGGATCTAGTGCAATGTCGAATGTCCTTCCATTTTGTTTTGGCGCCGAGCTAGTGCGCGTCGTGATGATAGTTGACGATCCGTGGTGGGTCGCTGCCGACGTCGCCAAGGTGCTCGGATATGCTCGCGCGCCCGACATGGTGCGCAACCTCGACGATGACGAAAAGGGGGTGCACATTCTGCACACCCTTGGCGGTCAGCAGGAATTGACGATCATCTCCGAAAGCGGCGTCTTCGCTGCCGTTCTCAAATCGCGCCGCTCCGAAGCGAAGGCGTTTCGCAAGTGGGTCACCGGCACGGTATTGCCCGAGCTGCGCCGCACCGGCAGCTATTCGATGACGCCGCCCTTGCCTGACGCGACCGGGCCGCTGGCCGACGTCGACACCACGCGTTTCTCCCTCGCGCTGTCGGCGGTGTCGCTGATGCGCAAGATGCGGGGCAACGGCCCGGCGCTGGCGCTGTGGACGTCGCTGGGCCTGCCGCGTCCCGACCTGACCGAAGCGAGCGACGACGATCTGGCGCAGCGCATATTGCTGTGGGTGGTCGATCGCGACAGCTTCACCAACGATGAACTGGGCCTTGCGCTAGGCATGGGCGTGCCCGACGCGGTCACGAGACGGCGGTTCGGCGACATATTGCGCCTGATCGGTTTTCAGTTGCGCAAGGTGCGGCGCGGGCGCGATCTGGTGAATGCGTGGCTTCGTTCGCCGGTGGAGATGGTCGCGTGAGCGCGGTCGTGCTGACCCTGCCGGGTGTCGCCCTGCCCGATACCATTCCCGCGCCGCGCGCCATGTCGCGCGAGATGGCGGCAGCGCGCCGCGCGGGCGACGCGATGTTGCTGCTCGACGATCTGTTTCACGACGTGTCGCAATTCGCAGCGACCGGCGGGCGTAGTCGGCCCAACAAGCGCATGATGCAGCGCCACCGCCAGCGGATCGGGAGGATGTTGGCCCTGCTCGATGGGGAATAGGGTTGCGCACAAAATTAACCATGTGTATGGAACCGGGATTGCCGGGGCGCATCCCACTCTGATCCGGCACCTTTGGCAGGCCATGCCTGTCCTTGCGTGCGAGGAACGGGATGTCGCTTACCACCCTGCCGATCGAACATGAATATCAGCCGGGCGACGCGCAGGCGGCCGAAGGCATCCCGTTCCAGTTCCTGACCGGCGCCGACATCGACGTCGTCCATATCGACGCGGCGACCGGCGCCGTTTCCGCCCTTTTGCCCGACGACGATTATGTCATTGCGGGCGACGGCCCGGCGGGCACGGCAACGATCACCGCGACGGCCGACTGGCCGCTGGCCGACAGCTTCCTTGTTCGCCGCCGCACGCCGATCAAGCAGGATGCGGCGATCAACGCGCACCAGGCATTGCCGTCGCGCGACGTGGCGCGGCAACTGGATCGTGTCGCCATGGTGGTGCAGGAAGATCGCGCCGATCTGGCGGACGCGCGCAATCGCAGCTGGCTGGTCCCGCGCGGCGAAACCGGGGGCGTATTGCCGAGCGTCGCCGATCGCGCCGGAAAGTTCCGCGCGTGGGACGTGGAAGGCAATGAGTATGCATCGAACGGCGGCGGCGCCGACGACGCATTGCGCGAGGATTTGGCGGAAACGGGCGATGCGCTGAATGCGTATCAGCCGGGCGGCGCGGGCGCGGTTCAGACCAGCCTTCGCGCCCGGCTGCAACGCGACGTGTGGGTCGAGGACTATTTTGCCGGACTGTCGCCGGGCGACGATTACCAGCCCGCGTTCGATCGGGCGATGGACGTGGCGCGCGCGCGCGGACGGTCGAAGGTCCGCATGGAAACGATGATCGACACGGCGTCGACGATCGCGCTGCGCAGCGGCATGTCGATCGAGGGCGACGGGACGCATTACCGCTGGGACAATGACCTGGAGGCCAATGTCTATGAGGGCGCATGGATCCGCAACGACAATGCGGCGGGCGGTCCCGTGCTTCGCTATGGATCGATGCAGGACAGCCGATTGCGCGACGTCGGTATATTTTGCGGCGAAGAGGCCAACACCGTCGCGATCAGCATCGGCTCGGACAATAGTCCCTCCACCCAATCGCTCTATTTCGAGAAGTTCATCGTCGTCGGTGCGGCGCTCGCAGTGCGGTGGGGCGACCAAAACGCCGCGACGCCGCTAGAGCAGTGCGATGCCATCACGTTTCGAGACTTCTCGTTTCATAGCTGCGTGGACGGCTTCCGGCTCGATGCGAACAATGTCGCGGACACCTCCCTTATCGAGCGGGGCCGTCTTTATCAGATGCAAGGGCTTGGCTTCGACCTGCGCAACTGCGGCATCCTGCGCATTTCGGAGTGCCAGGCGGGCCTGCTCTATGCAGAATCACGCATGTTCAAGATCGGCGGCCTGGCGCCCGACCAGTTGATCATCCAGCTTTGCCAGTCCGAAGGGTTGGGCGGCAAGATGTTCGAGATCAACGGCAACAACGATCAGGGCGCGACGCATCTGATCGGATGCGTGATCAACCAGCCGGTCGAGTGCAACGGCATCGTTCGCGTGACCTCGACCGGCTGTTACATCAATACGACAATCGACCTTGACGGCTATGGCCGATGGAGCTCGACGAACGACGTCTGGGACGGGCCGCTGGGCCAGCCGCAGGTGACGGTGGCGAATGGCGCGCAATTCGATGCGGTGACGCAGCGCGATGCGAACGGCCAGAACGGGGTCTGGTTGCCGCGCGGGATGAAGGTGAAACAGGCGAACCTGACCGCAGGCGGGTATGAGTATCTGGGCGCGATGCGCGCCGGCATCTACGGCGAAACCTTCTCGGTCGGCGCCGGATATTATTACCCCGGCTTCCGCGTCCTTCCCACCGTCGACAACGGCTTTGCCTACAACGTCACCGTCGCGGCGGGCGTCACTGGCGCCGAACCGGCGTGGCCGACCGGGATCGGCGACACGGTGGTGTCGGGCGGGGTCGCCTTCCAGTGCATCGGCGCGAGCGCGATCGTCAAAGGCGTCGGGGGGATACAGGCATGACAGAGGCTCTTGATATTCACGGCGCGATGGCCGCCTTGCGCGAAGGTCACCATGTGAGGCGTGCGGGGTGGAACGCCGACAACTCGCCCCTGTTCCTCTATCTGAACCAGACGGGGCGCGCGGTGGCGAAATTCGACCCTGACACGCCAACGGGCGGGGTCGACCTGTCCGCGCTCGATCTGGGCAACCCGGCCACCGTCGCGCGGATGCGGCATATCAACGGGCGCCGCGCCAATGGTTCGACCTTTTCCGGCTGGATCGCGACGCATGCCGACCTGACGGCCGACGACTGGACGGTGATGACGGTCGTCGGCGCGGAGGGCGCGGAATGATCGGCTGGGCGCAAATCGCCGAAGCCGCGGGCATCACGGCCGCGATCGCGGTCTACCTGTTTTTTGGCCTCTTCCTGTGGGCGCGGCTGCAAGTCCAGCGGTTGCCCGATGACGAAGGCGACGATCGTTGACGCCCGAGCTGATCAACGCGGCAGGGCAGTTCGGCCCGATGGGCATCCTCGTCCTGTTCCTCTATTTCGAGAAGAAGGCCGAGCGCGAGCATCGGCGCGAGGTCGAGCTGGCGAATGCGGCGGCGAGCGAAAAGCTTGCAACCTCGTTGTCGGCGTTGACGGTGATGATCCAGCATTTGGCGAAGGGCGGCTGATGGCGGCCGACCAACTCGAGGCCATCCGGTCGGTGCAGGTCGCCGCGATCGGCCTGACGCTGGCGTGCACCGAATATGTCGGCCCCGTGTCCATGGCGCTGTCACTGCCGACGGTCGGCACGCTGGGTCAACCTCTGCCGCGCCAGTTGCGGCGCGACGTCGCGAAGATCGACAAAGTCAGGAGCCGCCGATGACGCTCGCATTCAACCACGACGCCTTCATGGTCGCGCTGCGCAAGCGGCGGGGCAAGGTTCCCGCCGACCTGTATGCCGATATCATCGCGGCGGTCGAGGCTTCGCAGGCGGGCGGCATGTCGCCCGCAACGCCGCCGTTTGCCGCGACGGGCGAGCCGAAATGGCTGGACGTCGCGCGAACGATGATCGGCCTCAAGGAAATCGCGGGGCCGAAGCACGAAAGCCGCATCGTCGACATGTTCAAGGCGGCCAAGGCGGCGTGGTTCAAGGATGACGAAACGCCCTGGTGCGGCGCGTTCACCGCCTATTGCATGATCACATGCGGCCTGCCGATCCCTGAAAAGGGTGAAGCGGTGCGCGCGAAGGCGTGGGCGAAATGGGGCGTCGCGTGCGGCCCCGTCGTCGGCGCGATCGTCGTGTTCGGGCGCGAGGGCGGCGGGCATGTCGGCATCCTCGTCGGGCAGAGCGCGACCCATTATTATGTGCTGGGCGGCAACCAGTCGAACCAGGTCAACATCATGCCGATCGCGAAGTCGCGGATGGTCGCGGGCGGGCTGCGCTGGCCGTTCGGCGTGCCGGTGTCCACTGTTATCGCGGCGAAGATGAGCGGCGGCACCGTGTCGACGAACGAACGATGA